AGTTGTCGTTGAAAAACTGGAACCTACTCCTGTAGTCGATGAGAAGAAAGAATACCTGAACGCTTTTGCCAAGTATATGATTGGCCGGCAAATGACCGATTCTGAGAAAGTTATTTTTGAAAAGGTTCAGACTGAGTTTAAAAACGTAACCCAAACAGCTGCCGTCCACACTGTTCTGATTCCTGAAACCGTTCGGGATCAGATTTGGCAGGAAGCTGCTGATATGTACCCGATACTAAACGATGTGGCTATGACCTTTGTTCCCGGGGACCTGACAATCATTAGGGAAACCGATTCCGGCGATGATGCTGATTGGTACGATGAAGACACTGAAACTGCTGACGGCGACTTCGCAATGGGCGAGCTTAACCTTACCGGTTGTGAGTTGGCAAAGGCTATTCCTATCAGCTGGAAACTTAAAAAAATGTCCATTGATGCGTTTTTAACCTACATTACCACTAAAATTGCTGAAAAAATGGGTGCTGCTCTGGCCAAAGGTATTGTCTCTGGTTCCGGCAAACCAGGCATCGGAGATGTCTTTAAGCCCCAGCCTACTGGCATCACCATTGCTATTGAGGCGGAAGCACTTACCCCGCAGATTGTCACCTATGGCGATGACGGTATCTCCTATGACACCTTAACCGAGGCTATGGGCAAAATTAAGTCCTCGTATAAAACCGGCTCAGCAATCTACGCTAAGAGCGTTACAATTTGGGGCAGCCTGGCCCAGATCAAAGATGCAGAAGGTCGTCCGATGTTTATACCTGACGTTACTGCCGGTGGCATTGGTCGTATGTTTGGCCTGCCGGTGAAAGAGGACGACAGCATCGACGAGAACGAGGTCCTAATTGGGAACGTGTCCCGGGGCTACGCCTGCAACGTCAACGAGAACATGACCATCTATATTGAGGACCATGTTAAGCTGCGCTACACAGACTATATGGGTTATGCCATCGTTGACGGAAACGTTCTGACCACTAAAGCCTTTGCGCTAATCAAAGCTGAATAATAGGAGGGGCGATTGCCCCTCCTATTAAATCCTGAAGGGAGTGATTTAAGTGGGTTTATACCCTATTGATCATAAATATGGTCAGAGAATAACAACTGATATAAAAGGTAAAACCGTTGACCGCGCTTTCCTGGCCCATTTCCAGGTTGCCGCTGCCGATGCCGTTGCCGCAAGCGCTAATGGAGTAATGGCCGCAACTAACCTTGGTGCAGCTGTACAGGCAATCATAGCTAACCTAACTAACCCTGCAGCTCCCAGGGCGCTTTCCATTGTCGCAAATGTGGCTGGAGTTATTGGAAACGTAGTGGTAACAGGCAAAAACTACGCGGGTGCTACAATCACAGAAACTATTGCCCTAAACGGAACTACAACCGTAGACGGTGCCAAAGCCTTTAAGGAAATTACATCTGTTGCCCTGCCGGTGCAGGTCCATGCCCCGGTGCTCCAGGTTGAAACTGCCACGGCAGCCGGCACTGTAACCACCGCAGGCAACGCCGCTGTAACAGTAACATCTGCCCTATTTGAAGATGATGTCGTGGTGGATGTGCCGGTGGAACTTGACGATGATGCTTCGGCAATCGCTCTGGCCATAAGGACGGCCCTTGCTGCTGATGCGGACATAGCTGCTAATTTTACAGTCAGTGGTGCAACTGATAAAGTGATCCTGACCGCAAAAGTGCCCGCCGCGAATGATGCAACTTTAAACATTGCTATTGATGATGGCGCAGGAGAAGGCGCATCTGAGGGTGTAACTACAGCTGCAGCATCGGCCAATACAACCGCAGGCGTACCTTACGACATCGTATCCGTTGGCTGGAATGATAAGCTGGGCCTGCCGTTTAAACTGGCGCATAATACTGTTTTCCCTGGCATGACTTATTTGGATAACACTGCAGAAGGAACCGACCCGACTGTAACCGTCAGCGCCACGGCCATTGAATCCAACACAATCGACCTCGACAGCGCTCTGGACGGGCATGTGGTAGACGCATATTTAATTATATAGGGAGGGCTTACTATGGCCCTACTGGATAGTGTTATAAGCGCTTTAAGAATAACAACCGATGACCCCGGGATACTTGGGGAGGTGCAGGATCTGATCGACGCCGCCAAAGCTGATTTAGCTCTGGCCGGCGTCGTTGCAGTTGATGAGACAGATTCGCTAATCAAGCGGGCAGTAACAGTATATTGTAAAGCTAACTTTGGTTACGATAATCCGGATGCTGACCGCCTGGCTAAGTCTTACGATATGCTTAAAGCGCACCTTTCTATGTCTGCAGACTACGCCTGCTATGCTGTCACTTTTACTGTAACTAGCAATGGCTCACCGGTTGATGATGCCTTGGTAACTATCAATGGTGATACCGATAGCGCCAAGGAAACCAATTCCCAAGGCGTCGCCATTTTCACCACGACACAGAAAAATATAGACTTTGATTACGTGATAACTGCATCAGGATACACAGCATCAGAAGGCACTGTCTATGTAGACAGTAGTAAGTCCGTGGGGGTGGCGCTGAGTGAGGCATAACCAAGTGATCTATCTGCTCAGCGCCACCATCACCCAGGACGATATCGGCAACGAAATTGAAACACTGACCGAGCGCAAAGTTTATGCCAACGAGTTTTCGGTTGGCTCTGCCGAATTTTATAACGCTGCCCTCACCGGGTTGCGTCCGACTAAGATGTTTGAGGTTTACACCTTTGAATATGCCAGTGAGCAGAAACTGAAGCATGAAAACATCACCTATGACATTATCAGAACTCAGGGCAAAGGAGAAAAAACCCGCCTGACCTGTGAGAGTGTGGCTGCCGATGGCTAAGAAGGGGGAATATAAATGGCAGATATAAGCAAGATGGCTGCCCGATCCGGTCGGCAGCTTAAAGAAGACAGCACAGCGATAAACACTGCTGAAATGATCGAGGCAATCTATAACGCCCTGGTCGTAAACAAGGATGCTGGCGTCGAGGTCGATGGCATGGGTCAGGTTGACACCGTTGCCGTAACTGATCCAGATGCTGAAACAGCAAATCAATTATCCCTGCTCAGGGGACTTTTGAAACAGCTGCAGACCAAAGTTGTTGCCGAACTCTCTGGTAGAATCCCTGAATATGCTTGGTTGGATGGTGCAGAAGCACCAACACCAACTGAATCGTTTGCATGGGGATATAAATTTAACTCATCCACAGGTGCGGTTACTGCTTACGGTTGGACAGGTGCGGCATGGACGGAGGTGTTATAGGTGACATACATTGATCAATATATGGCTAAAAAATACACTGACCAGCAGGTTATTAAAGCTAGAGATTGGAGAAGTTTAACCAGTAAGCCGTTTTTAGAAGTACCGTATGTAACGTCAGACGATACAGATGCCATAGCAAGCACCATAGCTGCCTTAGGTTCGGAGGGTGGCACGATACTTATACCGAGAATGTATGTTGTTACCTCTCCTATTATAGTTGATAAAAACTTTGTTGAACTCAGGGGCATAGGAAGAGCCTCTGGATTGCAAAGTGCTTCAGCAATAGATACACTTACACTTACATCTGAAAGACTACTACTAGATAATCTATGTCTAATGGGTAATGGTGGAGCATATGGTGCTGGGGCTACGAATGGAAATGCTCTAGTTTTGGATAATGCACAACACATTAATTTAAAAAATTGTTTCATTGAATATAACGGTGGACATGGAATTTTGACTAAAAATGGTTGTTGGAACATATTTATTAATGGTTGCTATATATATCAAAATGCTGGTGATGGCTGCAATTTTATCAATGATTCTTCACAGTCTAATTCAGGTCAAAATGGAAACAATGTATCAGTAATAAATAGTTGTATTGCCCAAAACGGAGGAAATGGAATTAACTGGTGTTCGGCAGGATTAAATGTAAATGGATGTTCTATTGAACAAAACAAAAAAGCAGGCGTTTGCATTAATGCTTATGATTCCACTAGCAGTGCAATGGGAGCAAATATAACAGGTAACTATTTTGAAAGTAATAATCAAGGACAGATATTACTTACTAGTGGAATGCCAGACAGTATTAGTACATTATACAGAGTTCCAACAGGTATTAACATTGAAGGAAACTATTTTTATAATGCATACGCAGGGGAAGACGGTGCATCCGCTTTAATATTGAGCGATTCTCATGGATATTACGATGCCAATACAAATACTACAATAGGCGTTAACGTTTATAGTATTTTACCGAGTATACAAGGAATATGCACTGCCAATGTTTATTTAGATACTTCCAGGGCATCAGTAAGTGTTCGAAGTGATAGCGAGAATTTTGAGTTATTTATTGTTAATGGTTCTGGAAGAGTATGGACACCAAGCGCATTTGAAATAAGAGTATTAGATCCTCCTACACCATATGAAGGTCAGGCGTGGATAATAGATGGCACATCAACGTTGCGAATTAATACTCCTGTAGGTATAAGAGAGCTTCAGTTATAAAAGCAGGTGTTTGCATTAACGCTTATAACCGTCCCTTGTGGGCGGTTTTCTTTTTGGGGGTGATCGAAAATTGACGTAAACATTGACCAGTTGGCAGATGCTATCGTACGTGCTGTCCGCGAGTACACCGAACCTGTTTGCGCGGCCATCGACAAGGAAGTAGACAAAACAGCCAAGGACACTCTTCCCAAAGAAAACCGGCGAATACGCCAATGGCTTTACAGATCAAAGCAAAATTCTCCCTGGCAATCGACGCTATACGGTCTGGAATAAAAAACACTACCGCCTAGTACATCTGCTTGAATTTGGTCACGCCAAAGTAAATGGTGGGCGGGTTGCTGGTAAGCCACACATGGGTCCGGCTGATGCGAGATTAGTGCAGACTATGCCGGATAGGATCAGGGAAATAATCAGGAATGGGGGCTAAAACATGACCCACGCTGAATTATTTACAGCCCTTAAAACCTTGGGCCTGCCGGTGGCCTACGGCTCATTCACTGTGCCAACCACGCCCCCATTTATAACGTATCAGTTCACTTACGGCAATGACCTGATGGCGGACAACCAAAACGCCATTGCGGTGGACAACTTCCAAGTTGAACTTTACACCAAAACAAAGGACCTAACCCGTGAGAAGCTGGTCCAGGATAAACTGAAGGAACTTGAACTGCCCTACTACAAGTCTGAAATCTGGATTGATGAGGAAAAAATGTACCAAGTGGTTTACGAAATTCAATTAACAGGAGGATAAAAATATGCCAGGAGTAGCAATTGGTTTAAGGAATGTCCACTATGCAAAATTGACCAGCGATGATGATACCGGTTGCGTGTATGCTGAACCGGTAAAAATAGCAGATGCCATTAACGTAAATGTGAACCCAAACTCAACACTGACCACTCTTTTTGCTGATGACGGACCATCTGAGGTAGCAACTAGCGTTGGTGAAATTGGTGTTGATTTTTCGGCAAAGGCTATTGACTCTACTGATGTAGCTGCCCTTTTCGGTAGTACAATAGGCGCAGATGGCATCATGACCGAAAAAACAACTGATGCCCCGCCTTTTGTAGCTTTCGGCTATGAGCGCACTTTATCAAACGGTAAAAAGAGGTTTGTGTGGCTAACAAAAGGCAAATTCATCCCTGGTCAGGCAAACAGTCAAACAAAAGAAGCCAATGTTACCTTTCAACCCGACAGTATGTCCGGTAAATTCACGAAGCGGGCATATGACGATGTATGGCGGATGAGCGCTACTGAAGACGACGAAGATTTTGACGGCGCCGCAACTTGGTTTACAGCTGCAACATTGAACGCTGCACCGGCGGCTGGTTAAGCATTAACTATGGCGGTCCAAACGGGCCGCCTTTTAATATATCAGGAGGGAAATATGGAACCACCAAAAATAGTTCTTGGAAATAAAGAATACACCGCCAGGAAGCTAAAAATGAAACACTGGCGCGCGACTATGAAGTTACAAAAAGACGTCGGCAGAATGACGACAGCTGAAGCCATGATGGATGATGCAGCGATGGACAAAATGGCTAATTTAATAGCAGTATTTTTCAATCACCCAGAGATCACGCCGGAGTTAATTCTGGAAGAAATGGACCTGGCTGATTTTGTGCCAACTATAAAAAATATTACCACATGGGTCACATCGCAGGTAAACGGGAAAATTGATGAATTCCCAAAAAACTCCCAAACGACGGCCGGAAGCTAAATTTAGACGCTTACCAGACCGTCGTATTTTATTATTTATCGGCCGCCCGCATTTGGGGTTGGACACAAATCCAGGTAGATGAAACCGAACTCGATCATTACTTTGATATGCTAATTGTTGCCGCAATTGAGCGCACGGAGCAAGAAACTGATAAATTAGAGCAAATAGACGCCATGGGGCTATAGGTGGTGGAATAATTGGCAGAAAGTATAAAGGGCATCAGTGTTGTCATTTCTGGGGAAACGACAGCGCTTACAGCGTCATTGGCCGAGGTAAACACAGCCAGCAGAAATATCCAAGGAGAACTAAATCAGGTCCAGCGTCTACTCCGCATGGATCCGGGGAATACCACGCTTATCTCCCAGCAGCAAACCCTACTTGGTAACGCCGTTGCTACTAGCCGGGAAAAACTTGAATCACTCCGCGCAGCGCAGCAGCAGGTACAGGAACAATTTGCCCGGGGGGAAATAAGCGAAGGACAGTATAGGGCTTTTGAGCGCGAGGTAGCATCAGCGGAGCAGCAGGTCCAGCGTTTTGAGCAGCGCCTCCGGGACACGCAGGAAACGTCCAGAACCACAGCCCAGCGCGTCCAGGAGCTTGGCGAACAGGCTGGTAAAGTCGGCGAGAAGATGAAAGACGTCGGCGAAAAAATGTCAATGGCGGTTACTGCCCCGATTGTTGCCGCCAGCGGGCTTATTGCCAAGGGCGCCATTGATGCTGAGGCAGCCACCGGTAAGCTGCAGGCCCAACTTGGTATAACCGCAGCGGAAGCCGATAAACTTGGTGTATCAGCACAAAATGTATGGAAAACAGGATTTGGCGAAGACATTAACGCCGCGTCTGAAGCAGTTAAAAATGTCAGGCTGAACATGGGGGATCTGGCCGGGAACGAACTAGAAGCCGTGGCCCAGGGTGCACTTGTAATCTCCGATGTCTTTGAGGCTGATATAACGGACAGCACTAAAGCCGCCGGGACCATGATGAAAAACTTTGGCATTGATGGTCAGGCAGCACTTGATCTGATTACAGTTGGCTTCCAAAAAGGCGGTGATTATTCAGGCGAACTGCTGGATACCCTGAACGAGTATTCTCCGCAGTTTGCCGGTATGGGTATGTCGGCAGACCAGATGATGGGTATTTTAATCGCTGGTGCTCAGGCCGGCGCGTTTAACATGGATAAAGTTGGGGACAGTGTTAAGGAATTTAACATTCGCGCCCAGGACGGCAGTAAAACCACAGCAGAAGGATTCGCAGCAATAGGTCTAAGTGCAGACGAGATGGGTGCTGCTATCGCCAAGGGCGGAGATGATGCCCAGCAGGCATTTATGGCAACAATTGCCGCTTTGGCCGCTATGGATGACCCGATGCAGCAGAACATAGCTGGCACCGCTCTTTTTGGTACCCAGTGGGAAGATGTGCGGAGCAAAGTTATCACCGCCATGGCCGATGGCGTAAAAGGTATCGGTGACTTTAAGGGTGCCACAGACGAAGCGGCTGCAGCTATGAAGGAAAATAACCCGGGGCTTGCGCTAACTGCGGCCATGCGCGAACTACAGTCAGCCATAGGACCAGCCCTCTTGCCCATTGCTGACATAATCCAAAACACTGTCGTACCAGCTATAAAATCACTTGCTGAATGGTTTGAAAATCTCTCTCCTGCCGGCCAAAAAACCGTCCTTGCAATAGGTGGAATAGCCGCCGCTATAGGTCCGCTGCTTATCGTTATCGGTACACTTATGACGGCTGTGTCTACTGTAGCTGGCCTTTTTGGTGCCGGTGGTGCCCTCGCTACCGCCTTTGCATTTATTACCGGTCCAATCGGAATTGCTGTAGCTGCAATTGCCGGGATAATTGCAATTGGTGTTTTGCTATACAAAAATTGGGACGAGATAAGTGCAAAGGCAATAGAGATTTGGGACGGCATTAAAGATTATTTCTCCGAGACATGGTCCAAAATTACCTCTGCCTGCTCTGATGCGTGGGGTAGGTTTAAGTCTGACATAGTCGAAACATGGAATAACATCAAGACCAAGACATCGGAAATTTGGAACGGTATCAAGCAGTTCTTCGCCGACTGGTGGAATTTCGAGAAGAATATATTTAACACTGCTCTCGATTTTGTAAAAAACATAATTTCTACGGCATGGGACAACATAAAAAGCATTACCAGCACAGTCTGGAACGGCATCAAAGATTTCATGTCCACCACTTGGGATAATATCAAAAATGCTGTAGCAACGAAAGCGGCAGAGCTAAAAACTAACACAATTAACAAACTAGAGGAAATATGGGACTATATTAAAGCCGTGCCTGCCAAGGCGCTGCAATGGGGTAAGGACATAATACAAGGTCTCTGGGATGGCATTAAAAATATGGGTGCTACATTTGCCTCTAACCTTAAAACTTGGATCGAGGAGCACATTCCTGGTGTATTTAGGGATTTATTAGACATGCACTCTCCATCCCAGTTAATGGCAACACTAGGCGTAAATACTATACTTGGTTACATTGAAGGTATTGTCTCTAAGGGTCCAGACGTAGACCAGACAATGGCTGATATGGTGGAAAAAGTTAAAACTAGCATTAACCCTATTATAGATAGCATGAAAACTATTGGTGAGGAAGCTGCTAACGGTTTTGTGAACGCGATTTCTGCGGCAACACAGAGGGCTGACGAGATCATGTCTAGTTGGCATGACCAAATTCAAGAAAACATAAGAAACGGTGACTATGGAGTGCCGTTGGATGATTGGGAAGACAGTGGTGGTGGTGGCGGTGGCGGTGGTAGTTCCGGAGGAGCCGTTGGGGGCATCATAGGTGGTACTATAGGTACAGTAATTGGCGGCGCTATTGGCGGAATTGGCGGACTTATCGGCGGCCTGTTTGCTGATGGTGGCGTTGTAGACCACCCAACACTGGCCCTGATCGGAGAGGACCCCAGAACTACGCCGGAGATTGTTGCACCACAGCGGATGCTGTTTGATACTGTTAAAAGTGCGTTACAAAGTGTTGTTGGCGGTGGTAATGTCACCGTGCAGAATATAATCCAAATCGACGGCAAAGTGGTTGCCAAGGAAGCAGTTAACCACCTGCCCGGTATCCTTCGCCAACCGGCCCGGGCTTGGGGGGTGTAGCGTATGGCAGTATTAACTATTACACCTAACACATTAAACAAAACAGTTATCTATGCATCGTTTGATCCTACTGCAGCAAACAAAAATTGGGATATGATCGAAGTAGGTTCCAAAACCATCGCCACAAGCCATGAAATATGGATTCCTTACTTTAAGTTTGATTTATCTGCGTTGTCTGAAGGTGCAGTTGTTACAAGTGCGGAGTTACGATTATTTCATAACTATTCGGAATACTACGTTGATGAAAATAATTATTGGTATGCTTATAGAGTAACAAGTCCATGGGATGGGACAATAAGCTACAATAATCAACCAAATAGTGAATCTGACAGTTGTGCAAGTTTAAATTTTAACTGTAAAACTAGCTCGGTTTGGCGCGTGTGGAACGTTACCGATATTGTAAAATTATGGGTAAACGACGGAGCCTCTAATTATGGTTTTAAGCTAGGTTACAGCAGTGATGGCAATGTTATTATTTATGACAACAAAGATGCTGCACAGAACCTGCCACAATTAGTAATCACCTACGATGCACCACCGTCAGCGCCTGTCATCACATCGCCAAACGGTGGAGAGACAATATCAGGACAGCACACAATCACATGGACTGCCGGGGTAGATCCTGAGGGAGAAGCACCAACTCATCAATTACAGTACAGCACAGACAACGGGGCAAACTGGACTGACATCGTTGAAACGGCGGCAGGGGTAACTCAATACACATACGACTTTACCAATGTGGCAGACAGCTCCACCTGTTTGATTAGGGCTATGGCAAAAACGTCGAACGGTGGCTATTCTGCCTGGGACCAGTCAAACGGTGTATTTACGATTAGGCACGATATACCGCCACTTGCGCCAACACAACTATCGCCAAATGGCTCAACACTTGACCGGACGCAGGTAATCAGGCTTTCATGGCAGCACAACGACGCCGAATCTCAAAGCAAATTCGACCTGCTGTGGAGTTCTGATAACTGGTCCACGAGCCACACAATTAGTCAGGTCGCGGTCAATCAATATGTAGACATAAACAGCAGTACCTTCCCTGCCGGAACAATCACCTGGAAAGTACGTACCTACGACCAGGGCAGTCTTGTAGGTCCGTACAGCACACAAGCAGTATTTACAGCAACAGATCCTACCGATGCGCCAACAATAACT